TCGGCTCGAGCCCCAGGAACTCTTTTCGGAACTCCTCTTGGGGAACCACGATATCGGCGCCGGGACTGGTAACGTAGTTGCGCAGAGTGTTGCTGCGGATCTGTCCCACCTCAGCAGCTTTCTGGGGGCCCAGGCCATCGCCGGGCCACTGCACCTCCCACTGACCTTCGGGCTGTGCGATGTTGCCGGTGAGGATGAGCTTACTGATCACTGGCTTGAGGATGAACGGCGTCGCGTAGTTGATCCGACGCTCCTCGAGTCGCTGCGACCAGTTGTTCTCATCCTGGTCGGAGGACAGCTCGCCACGCTCAGACCCGATGAGGATGCGCTTCGGTATGCCGGTCGAACCTGCGATGACATCGAGCACCTTCTCAAGCAACGGACCGGGATCGGTGATAGAGCTCTGCAGCATGGTGGGTGTTACACCCTGTAGCGCCGTAATGCGCTTGAGCTGATTGCCGAACTCGTCGGCCTGTTGTTCCATGCGTGCGATCTCAGCATCTGAGAAGGTCGCGTCCTTGTCGGCTGACCAGACCATACCACCACGAGCGTTGAACCAGTAGGTCTCTGCACCCGCGCCCAAAAGCTTTTCCAAGTCTTGAAGCAAGTTGAACACCGGCACCAGGCGAGGCAGCCCATACACTTCATCCTCATCGAGGTACTCAGCAAGGTGTATCACCCGTGACCAATGGCATCTAAAGGAGCGCTGGCCCGAAGGAGATTGACCACCACCCACCACCGGGTTGCCCGTCTGCAGGGTGTAGTACATAGGCTTGCCGTATCGCGGATCCTGTGGGTCGGTGACCCATTGATTGATGGTAACGTTGGGATCGGCATACACCGAGACATAGAGCAATGGAAAGTTGCCCTCACCCATCGGCTGATCGAGCGCCTGTCCGTCACGAAAGCCCAACAGCAACAACCCAAAGCGACCCGTGCCAGAGACGCGATCGGCGCGCTCGAGGTAGGTCATGATGTTGTGCTTCTTGAAGCAATCCTCGTAGGACTTGACGAACGGCGAGAAGTCGTCGGTCTCCTCGTCGGCAGAGCTGCCGGCATCGTCACGGATCAACGGTGGGTCGCGCCAGGTACCTGCGGGGAACGCCTTAATGATGCGATTAGCCAACCCGTTGCGATAGTACATCGCGAAGAGCTGCTCGACCAGAAGTTGCTTGGGCCAACCAAAGGTGATGTAGAGATCGCGATTGCCCTCGTGTGTGAAGCCGAGGATCGAGGCGAGACGATCCCGCAGGATGGTAACAACCTGCCGAACGTGGATTGGCTTGGCCATCAGATGGTCCTTATGACGATGAACACGAAGGCACCGATCACGGTGAGGGCACACGCCGCGAAGAACATACGTACCATGTCACACCCTTGTATGGCAAGGCCGGCACACCCCAAGGTGCCGGCCAACTGCTACGTCAGCATCGGCAAGAGCCAGCCGATCCTGACACCCATGCCCGGCAGGATGGTCCTGACGAGTATGAGGATGGCGACCAGCACCACGATGACCCAGATGACCTTCATGATATTGTCCGGGATCACGATGCCGAGCTGCCCGATCACCCAGATGATCAGGTAGATGGCTATCACCACCAAGCAGAGGTAGATCAAGCCCATGATAACGCTTTCGATCATGTGACGTTCCTTTGTGTTGAGTTACCTGCCTCCTTCAGCCATGGCGCCTCCCTCATTGATCTCATCCACCCGTACGATCTGCTCGGGCAATTCTGCACTCGCATCAGCTAAGGGCCACGTGCCCTCAGCCTCTCGCTGATAATCATGACCGGTCACATCCACGTTGATGAAGCCTGCGCCCACCAGCCGCTCGGCAATGTCCTCATTACTCGCGAAGGACTCGACCCAACTCAACCTGATCGAGCACCGATAACGATACCCTTTCTTGACGGTGAACTGTGACATCAGAACAACACTCCTGCTCGACCTTTCCCTGAGCCTATCATCAAATCAGTGAACGCCCACACGCGCGCATCCATCCGGTCGGGCGACTTCATACCAGCCAGTGGATCCCACATGCACATTTGATCCTCGAGCTCAGGGAACATGCCCACGTGATGGATCTGCTTCTTCTCATCCATCGTGCTCACCGGCTCGGCGCGAGTCTGCTTACCTCGGGTTGCACGGACCGCCTTGTAGGTGATGGTGCCCGACTCACGCTGACCCTCGAGCTTCATCAACCTGGCTGTCTGACTGAGTGTGGTGCCGATCCACTCACCACCATTGTTCACCTCACCGATGCACCGGTCAGCTTCCCACATGTCATAGGCACGGATCATGATAGTTGCTGCCTGCGCTGGTGTCGCCAACCGACTGAGGTCCTCGAGCACCACACCATGATCGTTCTGATCGATGCCCGCCACGATGATCCCATGCTCGGCAGCGTTCTCGTTGCTTGAGCCCGCAGGATCCATCGCAATGACGACGCGCTTGAGCCTGAGCTTCCACCACTCGCGCCACTCCTCCTTGGTTTGTACACGCGAGTCCCAACCTGCAAGGCGGTTCTTCTCGATCGTGTCACGTGCCCACAACGCACCGGGAAAGTCCTCAAGGATCTCCGCATGGATCTCCTGCTTGCCAAACCGAGTGTTCTCGTAATCGAGAATGGTCTCCTTGAACCAGCTCGGATCGAGGTTCTCTTGGTTCTCATAGCTGGTACCCACCACGGTGCGGGTGCTCTTCAGTCCCTTGATCTTCTTGAGGATCGCTAACGGACGCGGCGTTGTGGTGATCAACTGCCTGGGTCGATCGGTGCTCGCCTCACGCATACCGAACTGCAGGTTGTCCCACACATCCTGCGGGTTACGGAACTTCGCGAACTCATCAATCCACGCGGTATCACCCGAGAACCCACGTACCTGGTCGGGAGCCTCATCAGAATAGATGGTAGCCCACGAGCCATTCTTCCATGTGATGCGGCGCTTCGATGACTCGTAGTGGGGACGTTCCCATGGTGGTGCATTACGGATAAAACCACCCGGTCCCTCGATCATGTAGTCTCTCGCATCAGCAGGGTTCTTTGCAATGAGGGCGATCCACCGGCCATTAAATGCCATCGCTCGTTCATGTACCCACTCTGATCCAGTACGCGTCTTCCCAAAGCCACGACCTGCGAGCACCAACCATGTCTTCCAGTCTCCCTCGGGTGGACGCTGCTTCTTGCGTGCCCATACCTTCCAATTCCAAAACAGGGCGCGAAGTTGATCACGCGTCAGGCTCGTCAGCTGGGTCCGGAGGGCTGCTGGCGGTAAGCTTTCTAGTGCGTCGGCTGGTGACCCTTGCCACGATAAGCTCAACTAAATCCTCCTCCATCTCGATCGGCTTGCCACTAGGATCGACAGGACCCTTAGGTCTCATATCCACTGGCCACAGCTCAGGCCGTCGAGTATGCATCCACATTTTTATCGCCTCCATGCTTGCAGGTACATGGTTCATACCTTCCTCGATAGCCTTAATGGGGTGGGCCTTCTCACCCGTCTCCACATCTACCTGCGTAATGTCCGCGTGGCGGTAGACCTTCCGATAGGGAATGTTGTATCCCTGGGCACGCTTCAAGAGTGACAGCGAGACGCTTGCATCGGCTACCTCCCTCCCCTCACGTATGGCCTGCGCGAAGTCAGGGTACCGTTGTCGCCAAGCTTCGAGCACCTTGATATCAGGCAAGCCCAGGAAAGACGCAAGCAATGCGTCCGGGGCGTTGAGGACGCTATACTTATAAGCCTGCTCGGCATACTCGGGAGAGTACTGGGGCTCTGCTTGTTGGGTCACCAGTTCAGTGTGTGCCCCGCCGTTTGCTTTACCGTTCTTCTTCATGGGGTGGGCTCACTATGGTTTGTACCTCTCCCAGGATGACCAGGTTGAGTGAGGGGTACAGGAAGGGGTACAGGTTTTAGGCCATCTCCGTCTGGGTCTCTTTGATACTGTACCCCTGTACCCAGGAGTACCCCTATAAATACGCTACTCATGCACGCCGGTGCACGCCCGTGCAGACCGAACTGGGGAGGGTGGGACAGGGTGGGACAGGTGGGTACACCCCCTCGCGTTCTCATTCCGTTCTCCTAATGGCCTCGCGCACCGCTTCCTTGTAGGCCTCCACCGTGAAGTACAACTTCCCCTCTGTATATACCCTTCCGAACGGATCGACGAGGCCCATGTGCTCCTCATTGACGTCGCACACCACGATCGGAACGGGTAGGCCCACCCGTCCGGGACGGTCGCCATAGTCTTCGATCTGAAACCCGATGACCACGTGCTCCTGAAAACCACCGGCGATCCATTCGATGACCTTGAACCCACTCCACTTCTCAATGAAGAGGTGGCTCTGTCCCATCAGGATCGGTGCTGGTATCATCATCTTTCTCCATCCTTTCCACTAAGTCAACGTTCTTCATAGGATCCTGCAAGTCGGCCTCGAGCTCATGATCAAGTCCATTCATTGATTGTTGAAGAACCTCGTTGACATCGATGATTAAAGTCTCATCACCCTTCACATAGAACCGTTTCTTCTTTCGCCCTTCCTTTCCATTAATGTACCTTACCCAAATTTGCTTTCGTTTCCAACCAAGCTCTTTCATTGAGGTGCTCATCCAAATATTATGACGCGGCTCCCATGAACCACGATGTACCTCGCTAATTAGTCGCATGACATCAAGACAAAGGATACGACCCTCATATCCATCGAGCTTGCTTTCAAGTATATTTGTGAAGGGATTGCGACTGAGATTTTGCATCTCCTCTCTCACCTCGGTCTTAGGTATATTCAAGCTGGGTATCCACTCACCGAGATCCATCTCCGTGAGATCATAGAGCATCGCACCAAGGTTGTCCGGTCCCAGCTCCTCGTGGATCCACTTAAAGTAGTCGTTGAAGGTAGTAAATCTGCCATGCATCATCTTCGGTAGGTCTAGGTTCACGTCGAAGATCGCGTAGCGACGGTCATCAGCATCGACGTTGGCGCTCCAAGTCTCGTTGGTAGTGCCGATGAACTTGAGGTGATTGATACTCCCCTTGATGTTGACGCCCTTGCCTTCGATGCTGATGGACTTTTCGCTGAGCATGCTCTTCAGCTTG